AATCACAATTAGCAACGACCCTATTTTGAACTGTGCTACGCGCCAGAACCAAGGTTTGTTCGTTGCTTACTGTGACTTCGACATTCTTCGAAGGGTACCTCTGCTCTCTTTCTTTCTCATGGATTTGACGTTGCGTGGGAGGATGGGAGGGGTGTCTCTACAACCATTGCTGTTCAGTATGCTGGGGATGTACGCGTCCGCTGTGTACGAATGGCTGGTTAACCTCTGGGCGCAGTGGTGGCCAGTGGTGAGAGATCCCGTCTTTAATGTCACTGGCCGTTGTTGGGATATGCGTTACTTCCTCGCATATCTTGCGCTGTTGGTCCCGCTGTGCGGTTGCGTAGTGTACCTTGCTTTGTCTTTTGCTCGAGAGTATTACGGCACTGTCAAGGAACGCCGCAAGAAGGAGGTGCACAGCGAACTCATGGCGCAGGAGCGTGCCATCACCATACGCAGAACACTCATGGAGACCATGGAGAACATGACCGTGAAGGATTTTGCGAATGATCCGGAGATTTGCTACAAGTGTGATGACTGCCGCGCTGTCGCTGCGGAGCTTATCCCGTCCACACTTTTCGAGCCTCTCTTGAAGTCCCTCGATGCGATGACGCCAGCACGCACACCTGTGCATATGTGCCCGTTTGAATCGCAGGGGCAGTGCTATGTGGGGCACCACAAGCCGCTGCTCATTGCGAAATACATGGGCATGGTCATGGGCGGTGTCGTCAACGTCGTCGCGCGCAGAAATGTGCCTGAGGGCGAAGGCAAGATGAAGGCTTGGAAAAACAAAGACAGGAAGCACTATGTGCGCGGTGGGAAGTTTCGCTCCGGAAAAGAGCAGTTGTCGGATGATGACTACGGCAGGCTGCTTGAGAAGATGGAACGTGGGGCATTTAACGAGGCTGTCGATGACTACCTGGATGCCATCGGTTATGGTGACCATGAGGAAGGCGACTTGGGCCACGATCGCGCTGCTGCCGCAAGGTGGCGGCGTGAGGCAGAGACGCGCCTCATGCGTATGGCGGATCGGGCGGGCGTCAGTTCCAGAGAGTTCTGGGACGCGATGGGACGCCGTCAGCCGGAAGGGCTGCCGGTCACACCAGAAGCCGCAGGGCCCACCGTGATGGGCGATGCCGAGCACTTCACGGTGCGCATGACACCAGAGGTTGTCCGCGCCCACATGGAGGCATGTGGGGTTGCACAGGAGGTGCACAGGGAGCGCACTAGGGAGGCGCAAGAGCGGATAGCCAAGGCCAGACGTGAGGAATCGGGTAAAACCGAGGAGGATGTCACGGCTGAGGGGGCACTGCAGGGGGCAGTTAGTAGCCGCCGGGAGCGGAAGAAGAAGAAGAATGCCCCTGTACCTGAATGGGAGGGTGAGGCGCCGGAGGGCGCCGTCGTGTCCAGTGCTGCGTTTTGCAAGGATTATGTCGTTGCAGCTCTCAAAATCTCAGAGGCCCGATTGATGCAAGGGTACCTGATGAAGCGAGAAGGCAACACTGTTTGGTTTGTGACGGCGCGGCATAAGGTCGATGAGACCCCGGAAGGACGAGAGGTGACGGCGGACGGATTTGCAAAACCCGTCAAGGGTGGCTTGCTATTGCGCCCCGGATTCCCCGACGAGGATGTCTTGGTTGTGGACACGCGAGGCACCGGTGATGACCGTGTGTGCCTTCGTTTGACCGGCAAGATACCGGCGGTGAAGCCCGCGCGCATTGCGCAAGCCAAGATGGGTGGTGTGGTTACGGCCAAGTACTATGACAGGACTGAACAATGCTGGATGGATGTCCAGGGGGTTGTCACGATGGTGACCCCCAAGACTGTTGCATATAGTATGTCCAGTAAGAAAGGCTGTTGCCGCATGGCGATTTTCGATCAGCTTGGAAGAGTGGTTGCAGGCCACTTCTTCCCCTACGTCGCCACGGATTCAGGTTTGACGCCTGGCGGGCATGTGGAGACTGGCGAGGTCCCGAAAGGCTGGGAAGCTAAGTACGAGCCTCCGCCAATCGTGCCGCAAGGCGAGATTGGACTGCAGGAGTTGCGTGGCCCGTTTTTGCGCCGGGAACCCATGAAAGTCAATGCGTTGCGCAGCGACGTAGACATGACTGGGTACCTTGCGGAGTACCACATGGCCAAGCCCAGTACGGAGATGTTGCATGCTGAGCTAGCCAAATACTTCGAGCCGTTGAACTGTCAATTTGACGTGCAGCGCATGATGGAGGCCATGAAGGCCGTGATGTCCTTGGAATGGGATGGTGTCTATCCCGTGTGGGGGAAGCCTGGCCTTGAGGCGTTCGTGGAGGAGTTGCTCAGGATGGATAATGAGCGCACGAATGCCGGATCGGACGAATTCGGTTGTAATCACCACGAGTACATACTCGGCATGGGAGATGGCGACTTCGAACGTGGTGTTGAGGTCGTAGCTATGCGAGCGAAGTACCTGTATGAATGTGTCAGTGGTCAGCGGGAACCGGAAGAAGAGGACTCCGAAGACATCGAGTTGCTGAAGGTGTGGTGCGTTCAGGGAAAACGCGATGGGTACAAGTTTAAAAAGCTTTATGTGGGCAGGTCTATCCAAGCCCCCAGTCTGACTTTCAAGCTTGTATATCGCGTTATCTGCGCAGAGGCCGATAAGCACTGGATTTCTAGAGGGTTTATGTTCCGTGCAGGCTACGATATGGACATGCCGGTGCAGGATGAGTTGATGGCGCTTTATGCGCACACGCTCGCCTCTCTCGGACTGGACGAATCTGGTTTTGACCGGCGGATGCCGCGCGAGATGATGGAGCTCTACTTCAAGGTTTACCTGCCTTATATGTGTCCTGGGATTCCGCGAAAGTACTGCGAGTTTTTGGCAGATGCAACGATCGATTCGTACCTGCTATTGACGGACGGGAAAATGTACCGGAAGAACAGAGGGAATCCGTCGGGTTTTCCCAACACGTTGAGGCTCAATTGTGTGGTACAATTGCTTGCGTGGTGCTATGCGATGTCGATCAGGTTGGAGGAGCTTGGAGAACCCAACACCGCTGAAGACATTGCTGCTGTGTTCCAGCAAGACGTGTTCCTCGAGATATGCGGAGACGACAGCCGAGCGAATGTTTTAACATCTCGCGGTATGGTGCTGCTGGACGCGCTTGGGTCTTGGAACGCCTGGTTGCGGATATGGCGTGAGCACTTGCCGTGGGAGGTGAAAATTGAAGGACAAGTGGTCTTTGATTTCGAATGGGTGGATACCCGCCGCAGTGATGTGCGCTATCGTGCCGCGTTTGCTGAACGTATGGCTCGTATGCCACCCATGGTTGCTAGGTGCCTTTTTGTGGCTGATGACGTCCTTTGGTCGCCATTGTGGAATGCTCCACGGTGTGTGCGGAAGTTGATGTCTGAAGGCAGCAATAAGTCACTGGGCCCTCTTGGGCGCGACGACGAGGAGGAGTATACGTTACGTGTCAGTGCATTCATGTCGTTGAAGATGAATGTGTGGTGGCACCAGCGTGGCATCGTGTACAGTCCTACGGTGGAGATGCTGATCAGGAATGGTTGGTATACGCCGGAGATAAAGCAGTTGGTGATATCTTCGGTTGCAGCTGCATGGCGCCAGGCGCAGATGCGCTGCCCCGCCAGTTGGAATGAATAAGACCCCTTTGGGGCAGCGGTAGTGGCGGCCGCTATACAAATGCGCCACGTGGTTGGGGCATGAGTGGGTCGGGAGGGTGGCCATTTATAGAGTGGACTCATGTCGCTTCAGCAGACCACCATCAATATCCCCGCTGGGCACCCTGTGCGTGCCATGGCGGGGCTCGCCAAACAGATCGCTCTCCCTGGGGAGTTCGCGCCGGAGAGGTTCCCCTCCTTTCCCGCGCTTGAGCGAACCGCGGTTATGTCTTTCAACCAGCCTGCCAGCCTTACCTTGCCTGCTGGGGTCGAGACCAAAATGATGCTCACGCGTCAAGCTGGTTTCCCCCTGTGGGCTGATACTATTGCTGGCGGGCAGGTGTTGCAGTATTTCTTCACTTGTGCGGGTGCCAATGCTACTTACGATACACAGTTGAACGTGGACACGTTGATAGAAGCTCCGAGATTCGGGAGCTCTGTCATCACCGCGCTTCCTGGACGTCCGGCGGTGGTTACTGGCGTCATTCAAGACTATTTCAAATTCCCCATCATGGGTGTTGATATGGATCTTGGACCCACGCAGTGGGTTTACGTGCCTCGTGGCTATACCCTTGTGCTGTCCGCTGGACGGAATGATGCTGCCAGCTTTGCTGCTACAGTCAACGTCCGTTTTGCTCTCGACGCATGGTCAGGCCCTGGCGAGAAGAAGTCGCTGGAGTACAATGCGACAGGCCTTGTAGGCCAAAATACTTGCGTTTCATATTTTCAGACGTTGGAGAACATTTGGGTTCGTCCTGCAACACTGGGTGTGCAGTTCGGCTCAATGCAAGCCACAACCTTTGATTGGTATGTCGGCCTCACGGTGGTGGGGGGGACAGTTCTCGGCTACGTGCCAGCTGCTACCGACGGTGGTGTACTCAACGTCACACCCGTGACCACGACGGCGCTCACCCCCTTGGTGATTTCCTCCGAGTTTACCAACTCGCAGATCCCATGGCAGGCGACGCGTACGACGGCCGCGGCCGTTTTGGGCACCAATGTAACACAGGTTCTCAACAAAGCCGGTACCATACTCGCCGGTCGTGTCAACCCGGACAATCAGGACCCCTTTAAGGTTTCCTCGAGCTATGTCTCGGGTCTACACCCGGCTGAGAAAGCTTGGCTTCCCCTTGAAACCGGCGTTTACAGTTATTGCCCGCCTTCAACAGATATGGCCAACTTCTGGGATTACACCTCAGGGACCGTCCTGGATTACCCAGTTTATCGTTTGGACAACACTTCGCTCGTTAACGTTATGTTTCTCACAGCCGGTGCGGCGACAGAGACGTTGGCAGTGACCGCTTCATGGCATCTCGAATTTCGCACAAGCTCTGCGCTGTTTCAGATCGCGTTGTCAGGCATGACTCTTGAAAGTTTTCACCAAGCGCAGCTGGCTCTCGCCGCTGCCGGGTTTTTCTTTCATAATCCTGACCACAAGTCTGTTCTCAGTAAAGTTATTGGTGCTGTAAAGAAAGTTGCCCCGATTGTAGCTCCTGCTCTTCCCATGCCCGCGCAAATGGCTGTGCGTGCGTTGACGACGTTGAGTGGTTCGAACCCGGGACCCCGAAAGGTTAATGTGCCCCAGGCTCCTATGAAGATGCCTACCACTACCGCTGCCGCTTCTGGACAGAACGGACCCCGCAAGCCAGCCCCGAAATCCCAAGGCAAGGCTGCAAAGCGGCGCGGACGCAAGTAAGCCCCGGCCACGCGCTTAGCAGCGCTCTACAAACAGCTCCGTATGCACCCGTGATAAAGTGCCCCTCGCGCAGGTAAGCGCCTCCACGGGACCCCAGTACACAGGCCTCTCAA